CGCTCGCCGCGGCAGGCCGGAAAGCGCCGGCCACTGCCGCAGCGCAGCTCGCCGGAAGAAAGCTCCACCCGCCGACGGCAACACCGGCAGCCCCGCTCCCGGATCTCCAGTCGCAGCACCTGTTCGAACACCGGATCCCGATGCGCCGGCGTCACGGCATCGTCTCCGACGCCGGGAACACCATGTCCAGCCAGGCCTCGGTGCTCTCCCGAAGCCGCCGGAACTGCAAGGCCGGAACGGGCGCCATCGACACCGGAGCGTGATCGCG